CTCTCAGTGAGTCAGACGGGATTCTGATGTACTTCGCACCAGGAACTCAATCACCTATCAGTCTGCTCGAGTTTGGGCTCTATGCTCGCTCGGGTAAACTAGTTATCGTTTGTCCAGAGGGGTTCTGGAGGAAGGGTAACGTCGATATCGTCTGTGACTACTATAGCGTTCCACAGAAACCAGATATCGCAACAGCAATCAAGGAACTAACAAAAAATGTCAGAGAGCGTATGCATCTACCACGGTAACTGTGTCGACGGTTTTACAGCAGCGTGGGTAGTACGAAAACACTTCATGAAGTTGCAGCAGGATTGCAAGTTTCATCCAGGCTTTTATGGCGAGTCTCCGCCAGACGTGACAGACAAGCACGTTATCCTCACAGACTTCTCCTACAAGCGTCCTGTCCTAGAGCAGCTCGCTAAGAAGGCAGCAAGCGTCCTTGTTCTTGACCACCACAAGACAGCCGAAGCGGATCTGAAAGATCTCGAGGGTGTTGACTCGATCTTCGACATGGAGCGCGCCGGCTGCAGGATCACTTGGGACTACTTCTTTCCTGGAGAGACACCTCCCCAGCTTCTCCTCCACATCGAGGATCGTGACCTTTGGAGATTCGCTCTACGCGCAACTCGAGAGATCCAGGCTGCCGTATTCTCGTTCGAGTACAAGTTCGACATTTGGGATTGGCTCATGAAACAAGACCCTGCCCAACTCGCTAAGGATGGCGAGGCAATCGAGCGTAAGCACTTCAAGGACATCCGTGAGCTGATTGGAGCGTCTCTTCGCCACATGACGATCGCAAATACGCATGTACCCGTTCTCAACGTGCCCTACATGCTTGCATCCGACGCTGGTAACATTCTTGCCGAGGGACAACCATTCGCAGCGAGCTATTTCGATACAGAAGATGCCCGTGTGTTCTCTCTGCGCTCGAAAGAGGGCGGTATGGATGTATCGGAAGTGGCAAAGGGATACGGTGGTGGTGGCCATAAGCATGCAAGTGGATTTCGCGTATCGAGAGCTCATGAGCTCGCACGGTGAAGCACTGGAAGATTTACCTAGTCCTCTTAGTTCATAAGAGGACGAAAGCTTTACTAGCGAAGGTTGGAATTACCTCGCAGTACGAGATCCTGGATCGGTTTAACTATGACCCGCGATGGAAGGAACGTTTCACTATACAAGTGTTCGCTCGTATCAACGTTTCATCCTATGAACTTGCCTATGCTTGGGAACAATGGTTGCATAGTCAATTTCGAAAGAACATTTGGCTTGAGGTGTTCCTTGGCACGGAAGATGGCAATTGGGAAGACCTGCACGGTATCACTGAATGTTTTGCAGTTCATACGGGAACGAGCTATGCTGATGTTGAGTTTCCACGACAGTATGGTGAGAAGGAACACATTGTGGTGCTTCCTCACCTCCAAGCAGTCACTTCACTCTTCAAAGAAGTGAAGGACAAAATTAAGTACGAGATTGAGCCACCAAAACCAGACGAAACAACGTATCGCGTTTATGCGAAGACGTCTCTCACATTAGAGGAAGTTCAACATGCAAGTAACAAGTAGGTTCATTCACGTGACGTTCCAGAAGGAAGGGATCCACGCATACCCAGCGGCCGCAACGGATCCAAACCTAGCGGACGTATATTTCCTTGCCTCTCCTCACCGTCACATGTTTCACTTCAAGGTTCTGATCCAGGTGTTCCATGATGACAGAGAGCTCGAGTTCATCCAGTTCAAGCGTTGGTTGGAATCGCTTTACAGTGCCAATACTCTCCAGCTTAACCACAAGTCGTGTGAGATGCTTTCCGATGATCTTGCAGCCAAGATTCTCGAGCGGTATCCACTACGCACTGTAGCGATCACAGTAAGTGAGGACGACGAGAACGGATCATTCACAACATACGATCCCGACGACAAAGAAGCAGAAGACTTCATTGTGAAAATCATGGAGCCAGAGTGATCAATTTCTGTCACATCGTTCCGACCGCCTACCTCTCCGAGTATACGAAGAGGAATGGCGCGCACCTGATCCTCGCTCACTTAGTTGAGAGCGACCCAGCATATCGTGACTTCTATGCGAACCTTGGATATGACAAGCCAAAAATCATGGACAACGGTGCGTTCGAGATGTTCAAGGCTGGCCGTCCAATGTACGACAGCGACAAGCTAATCGAGATGGCAAAGGCATGTAAGGCTGACTACGTTGTGATGTCCGACTATCCGAAACAGCCTGCAGCGAAGACGATGAGAGCGGCAACGGACAGTATGAACAAGTTGCTTGGAGAAGGATTCGTTCCATTCTTCTGTCCACAATCGTCGCTCGATGATCTCAATGGATTGCTCGATTCAATAGAGTGGGCAATCGATGAGCTCCGTATAGGACTGATCGGCCTCTCAATTCTCAACGCTCCTGTTGCGCTCGGGCTCGAAGAGAAGACACACTTCGATCCAAAGACGGATGATGGTTACAAGATGCAACGGTTCCTTTCTCGCTGGAAGCTGTTCCGAGAAATGGAGAAGCGCGGTATACTGGCACAGTTATCGAAGATAAACTCGACGGGAGGACTATCGGGTAAGAGGAGCTCGACAAAGGTGTTCCATATGCTCGGTATGGTCGATGGACCTAATGAGATAGATCTCGTTCGTGAATACCACAAGTACATCTTCTCTTGGGACTCAAGTGCCGCAGTGTGGGCAGGGCTCAATGGTATTGAGTTCGATAAGAGCCCAACAGGTCTACGTAATGGCAAGTTTGAACTCGAGGTAAACTTCGCTGATGCAGGGCGTCCAGAATCGATGCTCGTCCATCGCAACATTGCCTATATAAACAGACTTTGCGAAGGTAAGTGATGCTCAACAAATATTTCGAAGACAAGTATCTGGAAGAAGTAAAAGCGTACGTAGAAGGCACGTACGAGCAACACTACTCCAACGACGAAATCCAACTAATCGACATCTGGAAGTCTCGAGGCACACTCGAGAGCACGGCTGTCGATGTCGCAATCAAATACCTGTGGCGCTACGGAAAGAAAGAGGGCTTCAATCGTAAGGACCTCTTGAAGGCTGTGCACTACATTCTCATGGCGATGCACGCACAAGACATTCGGGAGGGTTATAACAAGAAATGAAGCACGTATTGGGTAGTAAATCAAGAACAACACTTTCAGACGTCCAGCAAGGTGACAGCCAACCAAATGCAGTAGACCTGAGAATTGACAAGGTCTTTCGCATCTCCTCAAGCCTCTTCATAATTGATGAAGAGAAAAAGCAACACCGCGGCTCGTTCGAAGTCCAACCAGATGGTAATGGCTACTGGAACCTTCCAGAGGGCCGTTACGAAGTCGTCATGCAGAATGTCATTACGGTTGGAGAGAACGAAGCTGGCTGGGTGATCACACGCTCAACGTTGAACCGCAACGGAGTATTCCTCACTTCGGGCCTTTACGACACTGGCTACAACGGTGTTATGGCTGGCCTAATGCATGTGACCTGTGGCCCGATGCGCATTCAGCGTGGTACGAGGATCGGTCAATACCTCTCGTTCGACGCAGAGAGCCTAGCGAAATACGATGGCTCCTATGGGCTCGGGAAAGAGCATGATAAGAAATATGGTGAGGAACCCGAAGCGAAACCAGTTCCAGTAACCAAATCTACAGGTCGTCCTGACTTGCGCAAGACAGATATGTCGGTCGAGGAGCTCTCGAAGATTCCAAAGAGCAAATTGAACTGGCACCAGATCAAGAAGGTGAACAAATGGAGACGAGAGAAAGAAGCAGCAGTGCGTGCTGAAATTGAGGCACGTGCTCGAGAAGAGCGTGAGAGGCTCGAGGCTCAGAAGAAAGCCCAAGAAGAAGCCCACCGCCGCGATTCCCTTCAAGCAGTCGCAACCCATATCGTCACTCCAGGAAAGGCCGAGTAAATGTCATTCGAAATTAAGGTTCCACTAGAAGAACTTCAGAGACAAAAACTGTTTGTCGCAACGCCGATGTATGGTGGAGGTTGTCATGGTATGTACGCCCGCAGCATTGCTGACCTCGCTGCAATCTGTGCGGTGCATAAGATTCAGTTGCAGCTCTATTACCTGTTCAATGAATCGCTGATCACTCGTGCTCGTAACTATTGCGCGGATGAGTTCATGCGTGGAGACGCTACGCACCTAATGTTCATTGACAGTGACATTGGCTTCAATCCACAGGACGTCATTGCGCTTCTCGCACTCGCATCAAAAGAGAGTGAGTATGATGTCATCTGCGGTCCTTATCCTAAGAAGTGTATCTCGTGGGAGAAAATCAAGCACGCGGTCGATAAAGGGTTCGCAGACAAGGATCCGAACAACCTCGAGAAGTACGTTGGCGACTATGTGTTCAATCCAAAGGCCTCAGCAAAAGAAATTCCGATTGGCCAACCGGTTGAAGTCATGGAGGCAGGTACAGGCTTCATGATGATCAAGCGCTCAACATTTGAAAGATACAAAGCAGCGTATCCAGAACTCTCATACAGGCCGGATCATGTACGTACAGCCCACTTCGATGGCTCGCGTGAGATCCATGCGTACTTCGATTGCATTATCGACCCAGTGAGCAGGCGCTACCTTTCTGAAGATTACAACTTCTGCTACCACGTAGCGAAGATGGGAGCGAAGGTATGGTTGTGCCCATGGATGTCGATGCAGCACGTAGGCACGTATAGCTTTGGTGGAAGTCTCGCCGATCTAGCAGCAATTGGAGCGCCAGCAACTGCCGACGCCGAGCAACTTAAAGGGTTCAGGAAATGAGCCGAGATGAAATCACTACGTGCGTACGAATTGGTATCAATGCAGTGTTCGATGCGCTCGTTGAAGCGAGAATTATGTCGGAGGAAGAAGTCGATGCATTCCTCAAGCAAAGAGAGTTGGATATTACACTAGGTGCAAATCTAAGGGTGAAGACATGAGCGAAGATTACATCGATGAGCAATTTGAAAAGCTAAAGAAAGCGGTCAAAGAGCTCTACTTCGCAGCGTATTGGCATGCAGATAGGTCAGTAGACGAACAGAAGTTATGGGTAACAGTTCGTGACGCTGCGGAGATAAGACCTGGCCAAACATATCAACTGCTTGGTCCAGATCAATCATTGATTAGTGGAGAGTAAATGAAACAAGACTCAGTAGAAATTCATATCAAGGAAGGTGTGATTGCAACTCTCGAGGCGCTCGTAAAGCTCGGTAAGCTCACCGAGGATGAAGTAGAGCGGTTCCATAACGAGCATGTTTTGCTTCTACGTACGAAAGCAGAACTGATAAAGAAGATAGAGCTCAAGTGAAACTTCAACCACGCACGCTGCAGATCCTGAAGAACTTCGCGACGGTCAATCCGTCGCTGCTCTTTAAGAAGGGTCATCAGCAAGCGACAGTGCATCCGATGAAGGCTCTCCTCGTAGCGGCTGCTATCGAGGAAGAGATCCCAGCAGACTTTGCGATCTATGACCTCTCGAGATTCATCGGCACGCTTTCTCTCTTCGTCGAGCCTGAGCTCATCATACAGAAAAAGTGTGTGTCGATAACCGAGAAGGGCCAGAAGGTGAACTATACGTTCGCCGATCAAGACCAGATCATCACACCGAAGGTGATGTCGATGAAGTTGCCGAGCGAGGACATAAAGTTCAAGCTCGAGGCAGTGGCACTCAACCAGTTAATCAAGGCCGCAGCGGTCCTTTCCCTCCCACAGATTGTGGTGGTAGGAGACGGTAGCACGATCTCGATTGGCGCTGACAAGTGCAAGGATCCATCGGCCGACAAGTACATGGTGGAAGTCGGTCTCACCAAGCATGTATTCCGCCTTGCGTTCGAGCTCGAGCATTTCAGAGTTTTGCCAGGCACATACAACGTCACCTTGACGAAGGAAGGGATTGGCCACTTCCAAGCAGAAGATATCCAGTACTGGATCACCACAGTAAAGGAATATAATAGGTTCGAGTAACGTCAAACTGCTTTAGAGGATTCTAGATCCGCCGTTGAAAAGTGGGACAGTCCAGGCACCCCACCAAGCAGTTTGACACCTTTTATGAGAGCGTAATTATATGACACCAGATCAGTTCCTTTGGACCGAGCGGTATCGTCCTCGTAAAG